ATACTGGAATGAAGACTCTTGAACGCACCTATCACAAACTTCGTGAAAAGGACTATGTTCGTGGCATGCGCTAAACTTCAACTTTATATCGTATGAAATTACCTACACTATACAGTCGTACATCGACTGGGAGCATTCAAGAATGGACGATTGAAATCGAAGATGGACGGTGTCGTACCCATCATGGCAAGGTCGGAGGCAAGATTGTGACCACGTTGTGGACCACATGTGAAGCCACCAATGTCGGCCGAGCAAATGAGCGCGACATTTCAGCTCAAGCACTTTTCGAGGCACAAGCACTCTGGAAAAAGAAAAAGGAAAGTGGTTGTTTTGAGTCAATTGCTGACATTGATCGCAGTCTCTATATTGAGCCAATGCTTGCTAAAAAATGGGAAGATCGCAAAAGTCGTGTCGTCTATCCAGTCTATAGTCAACCAAAGCTTGATGGTTTACGAGCAGTCATCACAGCAAAGAGGGCAACTACGCGAAATGGCAAGGCCTGGGTCACAATTCCGCATATCTTGCAGGAGTTGGCTCCTCTTTTTAAGGCACATCCAGATCTTGTGCTTGATGGCGAGCTTTATACTCACAAATATAAGGATGACTTTAATAGTATTTGTAGTCTTGTGAAAAAAACCAAACCATCCGCTGCAGACCTACAGGAGTGTGCCAATAAGATCCAATTTTGGTGGTATGATACGGTTGACCCAAGTAAAAAGTTTTCGACACGTTCTTCTCAGGCTGCTTACTATGCAAACGCATTCAAGTTAAATCCAAACATTATTGTGAATGTACCTACCACTATGGTGTGTGACGAGATTTCACTTGATGCGACATATGAAAACTATTTGCAAGATGGCTATGAAGGTCAGATGGTACGAGTTGACGCGCCATACGAGTGTAAGCGTAGTGACTCGCTGCTCAAGCGCAAAGAGTTTCAGGATGGTGAGTATCTTATTGTTGAAATTTGCGAAGGCAACGGTAACAAAAGCGGCATGGCTGGTTATGCGGTCTTGCAAAGACCAGACGGCAAAACATTCCGAAGCAACATCAAAGGTACACACTCATTTTTGAAAGAGCTCTTAAAGGATGCTGAGTCTCTTCGTGGAACCTATGCTACATGCACCTATTTCAACCTGACTCCAGATGGCATCCCACGCTTTCCATACGTCACCAGATTGAGACCTGGACCCGGAATTGACTAAAATGTGACCCTGGAGGTCGAAAAAAGTGAAGTTTTTTCACTTTTTTGAAAAAAGTTGTGTACTTTTTGCGGGTTTTAGTGTATAATAATCCTGTAAGCAACAATATGACCACCACTGATATTACCTCTGCCGTAGCCACAGTTTCACTCTATCGTAGCCTCAATAACCGATTTGTCGATGACGCTGACGATCGCCAACGACACATCACATTTCGCTGCATGCGAGCCGATGACATGCTGGAATGGCTGTTCGAAGCGACCAATGCTCCAGAAAGTTTTCTTGACGCTGAGCAGATGTTTGTGCGTCAGACATTTGCTGATGCAAAACTGTATGCGCTCTCTCGCGGAGACGTAGTTGGCATCAATGACACCCTCTATAAATGCAAGATGGTTGGATGGGAAAAGGTTGAAACTGTAAATGATGTCATCGAATAAATGAATATGAAACAAAAAACTTGGGTTTGCGCTGGGCAATGGGGTTGGATTTCAACCGACGAGGTGAAATTTTCTGGCATCGAAGAAGGACCATTCGGAGATGTGATGAGTTTCGAATTTTGTGGAGAATCTTTCAAATCTCAGATCGCAGTTGGATCAAAACCAGGAGCATAACATGAATAGACTAGACTCATTGCGTGAAGTGCTTGACTGCAGATTTGCTGAATTACAACAAGAGATTGATTCTCTCAAGGAAGAAAATTATAAACTTCGCAATGGCTTTCAAGGAGCGTGTTATGCATGCGAGCCTGTAGGAGAACTCAATCAAAAGTTAACTGATGCTGGACATGCGCTCTATCACGCACTTGGCTATTTTACGGATAACTTTGATTATATGAATGATCGCGATTATTTGTTTACTGCTGAAAAGGCTGCGGTGAATCGTTGGCGTGAACTCTTCAACAATAACATACCTGAACAAAACTATGAAGATTAGAATTAACAACTTTGGAGCAAAGAGCCCTGCTTATATTGGTAAGCCTCCTGCTAATGCGCATCATATACTCGATATAGTGCAATACTATCCGTGTAGGTATTATGGTAAGCTAGAAGAGTATCTTAATGATGGCTGGGAAGATTGTGGTAACGGTGTTATAAGAAAGGATAACTGTACTATAGGCAAATCTTGTTTTACTATTGAAGAAGTATGCAATTCAATTGCTCAAATAGAGTGGAATCCTAAAGAGGATTGTACTGAGCTTTCAACTATTGGTGAGCGTTTGCTTGATCTCTCCAAAGAAGATCGCGATACTTTCTTTGAGGTATATGAAATTGCGGCTAAGAAACTAGCTGAGGCTTATAGCGACGAAGACTAAAATTATGGCAACATATCGAATTATTAAAAGAAGATTAAGATTTGATAGCAAAGAGACCTATCATGTAGAGCGAAAGGTTTTATGCTTCTGGCTTGACATACTTAACAACTCCTTTATTTTAGGCGTCGATGGTGTTGCTAATTATAAGAGCTGGTTTAGCTCTAAAGAAGAAGCTATGGCAGTCGTTGATAAATTGCTACAGCCTAAGCAAATGAGAGATGAAGTAGTGTGGACAAATGAACAACCTCCTCATATAGAAATTTAATAAACTAAAATTATGAGTATGGCTATAATCATTATGTGGATAGCAATAATAGTTTTAGCATCTCTGGCAACATTTGCAGTATGCTATATCATCTATAAAGCTAGTGATGACGATCTTTAGTATTAAGGAATAATAATAGAATAATAATATGAGTGATACACCAGAGACAGACTATGCATACAAAAACCATCCGTGGGATATGCACGACAATATTCCACTTGAATTTGCCCGCCAACTCGAAAGGGAGCGCGACAGGCTGGCAGAGGAGCTTGATGCCTTGAAGCAGTCCATGCTCGATCTGTCCCACCCAAATATGAAGTTGCTATTGGAAGAGCGCAACGAAGCTCGGACATCCTCCGTATGCACTCACGGCACAACAACCGCATCCGCTCAAGGGTGGGCGCTCAAGCACGAAGCCGTGACAGAGCAACGCGACAGGCTGGCGGAGGCTTTACGGATTGTAATGGCAGATTACAGGCTAGATGGTCGTGTGAGTACTGAAGCTGACTTATTAGCCTGCGACGCTCTCGCCGCCGTGGAAGGAGAAAATAATGAGTAAACAATATAGAATTGTAGAACGCATAGACAATCGAACTGCTAGAATATACTATGCAATTCAATTTAAGTTTTTTTGTTTTTGGTTTACAGAGTATCATTATGGAATTTGGGCGACAGCGGAAGCTGCAGAAGATATGGTTATAAAACTGATGAAAAATCCAAACAGAGTAGTAAAAACATTTTCTTATGAGTGATATGTGGATAGCAATAATTTTAGGCTCACTCGCAATGTTTGCAGTATGCTACATCATTTATAAGGCTAGTGATGAAGACTTTTGGTATTAAGGAACACTGATATAATTAGGTATGAACGACGATAAAAAATACGAAGCAAAAATTAAACGTCTTCAAAAAAAGATAGACGATTTGAAAGATGATTTACTGGTTGCTAATGCTGAAATACATAAGCAAAAACGCATTCTGTATTATGAACAAGAATGGCGAAGAAACTTTCAAAAACTAATGAAGGATGTAGTTCATACTGATACTCTTGAAGCAAATTATGACGAAAGTTAAAAACAATAGAGTTGTAAAGTATATTCTCACTTGGACTTTTGATTCAGAGCGAAAAGAACAAGAATTTGATGATCGAGAAGTTGCTGAAGATTGGTATGAAACGAAACTAGAAACAGGCAAGAATCCATCTCTGTATGTGACAGAACTTGTGGAAAGTACAATGCAGCTGAAGTAAGGAACTCTAATATAATAAACGTATGGGACTTGACATGTATATATTTAAAGTTAAGAAGACTGCTCACTCTATTAAAGAACTGAGCGATCTTAATCGCAATCCGGAACCTGGACAGCCAGAAGTTGCGGAGTTTGAGCCATTGCAGCGCCCGTATGAAGATACGAGTCCTGATCATTACACAATCTTCCAAGAGGTTGCATACTGGCGTAAGTTTAATGCACTGCATCAATGGTTCGTTACGCATGTTCAGCTAGGTATTGATAAATGCGATCTTTATGAACTAGATAAAGATATTCTTTTTGAACTGTTAGAGATTCTTGAGGATGTTTACCATCTTAAGAATCCTAGTAAGCTGCCTCCCACCCAAGGATTTTTTTGGGGATCGACTGAAGTAGACGACTACTATTGGGATAAAGTAGAGAGCAGTATTCAAACAATTTCGGGTTTGATTGACTATACAGATTGGGATAACGAACGCCTCTTCTATCAATCTTCTTGGTAAAATTTATGATAAATAAAGTAGAACTAATTGGGCATTATGGGTGTGATGAAACTATCGCTTGTAGTGCATGGACAAGCACATCACGAGAATTAACTGATGAAAAGAAATCGCGCATTCCTGGACTCATCAATATGCTGTGGTCTAATGGTCACGAAACACCGTTTGAAAAAGGCAGCGTGCATTTTCTTGTTGATACTGACATTGCCTCTCATATTCATCTGCTCAAGCATCGTATTGCTAGCATTAATGCTGAATCAGCCCGATATAAAGAACTAAACAATGACAAGTATTATCTGCCTAAAGATTGGCAAGGTATTAAATGTGTTGAAAAATTTGGTAATTTTGAGAATTGGGACGAAGCTTTAGAATGGTACACTCAGTTAGGCAATAAAATGTATCATTCCGTCTTAAAAGATTTAGAACCAGTTCTTGGTCGTAAACGAGCGAAGGAAAGCGCACGTTTCTTTAAGACTTACAACTCTCAAATACAGGCTGATGTTCAATTTAATATGCGCAGCTTTGCAAACTTTTTGAAGCTACGTAACTCTGAGCATGCACAGCTAGAAATTCGTGAGATTGCACAAGAGATGCTCCGACTTGTATCAGAAATTGAAGGAGAGCCATTTAAACACACATTAGCAGCCTGGAATATCTAACATTATGTATACACTAACACTTGAACAACTAACAAAGCTCCTAGAAGAGTATAAAGAACTTAGCGATGCATGTGACGCGGCAAGAGCGGCGGGGTGCCTTGAAATCGAAGGACGACTGCAAAATGCTATTTGGTCCTCAATAGAGAGAGTTATTAGCTTCTTTGATCCAGAAGGATGGATCATGTGGCATATTTTAGAGAATGAATATGGAGCTAAGGAATATGAAGCTGGTTATGGTAGCGATATGAAGAAGATCAAAACTCCAGAAGATCTTTTCTGGATTATAAATGTTCACAACAAATCAGAACTCGATAATTTAAAAAAGTCGCATGAAGACGCTCTTTGTAAAATTCGTGAACTTGAAATGCAAGTAGATAACCATCGTGTTAAAACATACTAAAGTTTCTTATTTACATTTCTAGTAAATTAGTGTATAATAACTTTATGAAAAGCATAAGTTTAGATAAGTCATCAATATTGCAAAGACTTCAAGATGGAGTTGCACTCGTCACTTTTACCAAAAAAGATGGCACAGTTCGCGGCATGAAGTGCACGCTCGCTGAATCGTTGACTCCTCAGGTTGAAGTTAAAGGCTCAGCTCCTCGAGTTATCGCCGAAAATGATAATCTCGTTAAGGTCTATGACCTTGAAAAACAAGGGTGGCGCAGCTTTAATGTTGACAGCGTAATTTCAATTTTTGACACATATGAGTAATGCATTTAAAGCAGGTCGCGTTATCGCGCCAGACGCAAAGTGGACAGGCGACGAGCCAGAATGGAATGGTTGGGAAACTTGGCCAATTGAAAAGTTTTATAAGACACGAGCACGTGCTTTAGGGTTTTATAATTACTACTTGGATACTGCAGCGATGAAGCCACTCGTGCTTGATTGGATGAAGATCAACGGGTATAACAAGGATGATGTCTCTGCAATCAAAGAGGCAAACCCAAACGTTTTACCAAGCACTGTTGGCAAACTTGTGCGATGCTTGACGCGCGGAATGCCAAGTATACACCCACAAGCAACAGAATATTTTGCAACTCTACCATTTCACGATGAACCGCCGGTTCCAAAGGATGATGCATCAGTTGTGCATCATGAGTTAAAACGAGCAATTACACTTTTACGAGCAAACTCATCGTCAGATAATAATGACGATACAAAGGTTAAAGTTGCAACTCCAAGTCCACTTGATCGTATACGCGAGAGAGTGCACAAGGAGATTGTTGTGCAACTTGAGGATTGCACCGATCAATGGGCAACCACACGTTCTGGAAATGCTTCTTTTAATATGTCTGCCGCTTTACGAGACTCTAAGATTCCTGCACAAGGCTGTAAGACTATACTTGATTGGTTAGAAAAGAACCATACTGAGTATAACGGAGCGCTTCAGCGTGAGGATGAACAACTTGTTGAAGGTTATTCGCACTTACCAAAGGCAGAACTTCGTAAGATTGTAAAGTCGCTTGAAAGCATGATTAGTGACGTTCGTAACCATGCAAAAATTAAAAATTCTACTCGCAAGCCTCGTAAGAAAAAGGTTAAGGATGCTAGCAAACAGGTTTCAAAATTAAAGTATCAACAACATTCATCAGACTGGAGCCTAGACTCTGTTTCTCCGACTCGCATTCCAACTTCTCAGAGACTCTACCTCTTTAATACAAAAACGCGGGCGCTGAGTGTCTATGTTGCATCTGGAGCGGCTGGCTTTGAAGTAAAAGGAACTTCATTAAAAGGCTATGACACGTCAAGCAGCTTTATTGCAACTCTTCGTAAACCCAAAGAGACTCTAAATAACATTTTAAGTTCTACACCAAAACAACTTGACAAATTGTTTGTAAACTTAACAGTTAAGAAAAAACCAGCAAATGGCCGTATAAATGAACAAACAATAATCTTAAAAGTAGTTGAACACAAAATATAATATGTCTGAAGAATTACCAATAAAAATTTTAACAAAACAGGAGTTTGCTCTTGAAATTGAGCGCCGGGTTCGTCTCAAATCTATAGGATATCTTGAAGCAATCATTGACTATTGCGATGACCATACAATAGATCCTGACGACATTTCAAAACTTGTTGTCGGCAGTCTAAAAGAAAAACTTGAAGCTGAGGCACAGCGCAATAACTTATTGCCTAGGAGCGCATCACTATTTGCATGACAGTTCAAGACGTACGAGTCTCTGGTTTTGAGACGTGGTCAATTTATATGGCCATGAAATTGCATTTTAGTGAAGGCAACTATGATGCATTTAAATTTAACTTTAAGGGACCACGTTTAAAGGAGAGTACATTTCAGTCTCGTCGTGATCGGTATTTTTTTGAAAAATTGGCTCGTCGTTATGTTAAAAAGAAAACAGTAATTGAATATTTTTTAGCCAATCTACTTGCTGGAAATGAATGGATTGGAAATATGTCTGAAGAGGCCTATACACTTTGGACTTCTAAAATACAGCGATTACAATACAGCTTTAAAGAAGAGCTCACTGCATGCAAGTCGATTACTGACAACTTTGATGAACTGTTACGACCGCGCGGCTCGCAAATACCACTCTATGATTTTGCGGCGAGTGGTCGAGTCTCTGTAGAGACGCTATGCATACTTGATGTCTTATGCAACTATTCATGTCGTATCGTTGCAGGAGTGTCTGACCCGATGGGGCTTTACGCCGCCATGACTCTAAAGATAAATAGCTACAAGCCATTTATTCGTAACTTACCATTACAACAAAAAGCTTTTCAAGAAATTGTAATAAAAACATTTACAAAGCCTTGAAATATGTTATAATAGCCAAGTGGTTATATAACATCACATAATAACAATACACTGCAATACAAATAAACATATGTCATTTGACAAACTAAAACAAAATCGGGCAGCAAGCATCAATAAACTTGTTGAAGCTGCAGAAAAATTGAGTACACCAAAAGCTTCATACGGAGACGATCGTATTTGGAGCCCAGTAGTTGATAAAGCTGGAAACGGTTATGCCGTGATTCGCTTTTTGCCAGCTCTTGAAGGTGAAGATCTGCCATGGGTTCGCTTTTGGGATCATGGTTTTAAGGGACCAACTGGTCGTTGGTACATTGAAAATTCACTTACCAGTATCGGTCAACCTGACCCGGTAAGCGAGATCAATAGCGTACTTTGGAACAGCGGCAATGAAAAAGACAAAGAGATTGCTCGCGAGCGCAAGCGTCGTTTGCATTATGTCTCTAATATTCTTGTGCTTAGTGACCCAGCAAATCCAGACAATGAAGGTAAAGTTTTCTTGTACAAATATGGCAAGAAAATCTTTGACAAGATTATGGATATTATGCAACCACAGTTTCAAGATGAGACTCCAATCAACCCATTTGATTTTTGGGCAGGTGCAAACTTTAAGTTGAAAATTCGCAACTTTGAAGGTTATCGTAACTATGACAAGTCTGAATTTGAAGGAGCTTCTGAACTCTTTAGCGGAGACGAAGCCAAGCTTGAGAAGACTTACAATTCGTTGTACTCATTAAAGGACTTTATTGATCCTGCAAACTATAAGTCGTATGCAGACCTTAAACGTAAACTTGTTGAAGTACTTGGAGCAGAGGCACTTGCCGGTTCTTCTACTGAACCAGAAAGCGTGAATGTCGCTGCTGCTGCAGTTGGAAAAACAGTTGAACAGACTCCAAGTTATAAAAGTACTGAATCGACATTCTCTGCATCAAGCACAGATGACGATGATGACGATGAGTCGCTTAGCTACTTTGCAAAGCTTGCTCAAGGTGGTTAATGTTTAAAGATTAGAAAAAACAGGGGGGTAGATCTATTCTACCCCCTGTTTGTATATATACTACTAAATATGATCTTTCTAATAAAGGTATTTACATACTTAAATTGTACTGATTGTTTACGTCATCTAAAAACACTACGTGACTATTGTGAACGCACTCCTACAAGTTTGCAAATAATTGATATTGACAAGGAAGAAAATATACCGCTTATATTTGAATATAAAATAGATGGCATACCGCACACAATATGCTATAATATACGTGGTGAAATTATGCATAGTTTTCCAGGAGTAAAAACTCCTGAAGAGTTTGACAATATTGTATATTATCGAACTGCAGATTAATAACCCATTGCACTGCCAGTTAGTATTGGCATCATTTGTGGCATATTATTATTTACATTGCTGCTACTAATATTATTAGTATTGCCACCATTATTGTTATTAACAACTATCGTTGGCGAAATATTTGCAACGTTGCCGGCAGTCGCTAGGGTGTTGCCAGTTGTTAATGGTGTTGCTTTGATGTTTGCTTTCCACTTAAAGTCTGAAGCAGCATACTCATCCCATGAACCATAACCTGCAGCCATTGCCTTTTCAGTTTTGCTTAGTTCGGTAAAATTATTTGTAGATGTAGCCTTTAATATTTTTTCAGAAGACGTTGCAGCGGTTGCTAATTTTTCTGATGTAGAATTAGTTGATTCTTTTTCTTTTGGAGAACTACTGTATGCATACTCATATAAAGAATCTGGTATTGCTAATTTTAAATAATAAGACATTCCTCCTTTTGCCTTTGGATCTGGTAATACTGCTCGTAATACAGCCTTATTAAAATTATTTACAACTTCACTCATATCATCTGAAATAGTTGTTAATGAATCCATTGCCGAAGTAAAAAATACACTAATTTTATCAGGTAGTGATGTAAAGAAATCAGTAACCATCATAGGTATTTCACCTATAAATTTACCAATTTCAGCATACATTCCAAACAGTGGATCAATTATATACTTTGAATATAAACCAGTAAAGGAAAAACTATCTAAAAATTTAGAAAATTCTGAAAATCCAAGTTTTTCAGATACCCAAGATATTCCATCTTTTACAAGATCTAGCAGACCTCCGATTAATCCATCAAATGCACCAACTAAAAACCCCTTTAATCCACCGATTAATCCATCTTTCTTAAAGCCGTCAATTGCACCCATAATACCACTTATTATTCCAGTGAGTGCTAAGGTAAATGGACCGCCTAAAAATTTAAATAAACCAGCAAATTTGCTTCCAAGCGTCAAACCAATTTTAAAAAACCTAAACATCCCGCCAAATATATCCGTAAGAGCAGAAAAGGCGCTTCCTATTATTCCAGATGTAGCTGTTATAGTCTTTAATACTGGTGAATTTCCAAATATTGAAAAGATTTTACCAAGTAGCGTAAAAATTTTACTTGATTTAAATTTATTTAAGAGACCGCCAATCTTTTCTATTACAGTAAATGTTCCTTTAAATAAAGGAGAATTTTTTAAACTTAGTACAATGCCAGTAAAAAATTTGCTAACTGTAGAAAAAATACTAGATATTTTTTGAAATAGTTTTGTATTTTTTAGTGCAGCAAATATTGGAGACGTGAGCTGAGATATAAATCCTGTTACAAATCCACCCATTAACGCAGCCACAGACAGCAATCCCCCAAATATTCCGCCTGGCATTTCAATCTTAGAATTTTTAGCTGGTGCTGAACGTGTTTTATCTGGTTTTAAACCTCTAAGAGCATCAAGTAATTCGTCACGATTTTCACGTTCTTGAAGTTTATTGCCTTCAAGACGTTTTGCCAACACTACATTAGATCGTATTAATACATCAAATTTGCCTTTTAAATCGCCTGCTATGCCTACTAATTTATCTAAAAACGTAGGAACCTCTGTAGTGTTTTCACGAGCAGCATTTGACGCAAGTGTAAAGTCATAGTTATCGATTGTATCAAGAATAAGATCTTGAGACAAGTTTGAGCTTTGTAATTCCTTTACAACTTGTGCTAGTGTTGATTCTGCGGTCATTTTTTACGTTTTTCTTCTTCTTCTCTTATGTGTTTTATTAGCATTGCAATATAAATTTCCCTCTCCCATGGTATCATCGTGTCTAATTCAGTTAAACTATATTTGTGATGTTGCATGAGTGCAAAGTTTGTTTGATAGTAATTAGTCAACGATTCATGCGAGAGGGCTATTCGAAAAAAGCTTGTGTGCCTACAAGTGTAATATCATTGTCAGTCTTACAACCAGTACAATTAAATTTTACACTATGTTGTAGTTTAGGAGAGTTTGATATATACTCTTCAATTTTATTAAGTTGAGCTCGGCTTAAGCTGTTAACAAATGTTAGCAACTCTTCGCGAGACGACTGTGCTGAGGGATACACTCCACTGTCATCAAAGATTGAATCAATTGAAGCAATAAGCATATTTGTTATTGTGTCCATATCAACTTCAGATGTGCTTATAATCGTTGACATATCATTTACACGTATATGTCTTAGAACCACACCAATTTTATCAGTTAACATAATTTTGTTGCTAATTTCTTTAACTGGCCACGTTACTTCAATATCATCAATATTAACAGACACCTCGTTGTAAGTTTCACAATGATCGCACTTACATTTGATATTGCTAACTTCACCTACGCTCTTTGCTCGTAACTTTAAGAAAATATACTCTAAGTCAAACGAAGTCAAATCGTTTGGGTCAACGACACCGAATGTACAGGCTCGTATAATGTCTTTAATCGCGGACATCATTTCTGATGAGCTGTTTGACTCCTGTGCGAGCAGCAATATTTTTTCTTCCTTTACAAGAAAAGGACGATATTCAATTGACTGTGATGTAGATGGTACAGTCAATACATATTTTGGGGATTCTAGGATTGGTAATGGCATAATATAATGTTATTTATTGTTTAATTAACGTATGATATCTAATTTATCATATGTGAATACTACAGATATTTTTTGTATTGCTGATTCAGCATTATTGTCTAGCTCAATAGAATTCAAAGTTATTGGATATGCGTTTTGCAATTTAACGTTTTGAATTTCTTTATCGCTTTCATTTAATTGTCTTATTGTGATATCAGTCTTGTAAGTTTGGTGATCTTTAGCGAGTAGATAGGAATCAATGTTTATTATTTTTTTCATCCATTCATCTATCGCCTTTTTAATGGCGTTATTATTAGTTGAAATAAATGTCATTGTTACATCATCTTCAATATAACCGGTTGGTATTTTTAATGGACGACGAGTGCCTATATCATAGTCTAATGTTGTAATTTGTTTTCCAGGTATATTAACAGACTCACATAAAAATGAAATATCCATTGATACAGATGATGAACCAGGTAAACTAGCAAATGTTACTGAAAATCTATTTGGACGCGCTAAGCCCCCATTTCGCATTATTGCGGATTTAAAATCATTTATTGAAGATGACATAGTTTAGATTAGTGTACGTGTTTTTTGCCAGATTGAGGCATTCTTTTGGCCAACGAAAGAATCAGTTGGTAGAAAAAGTGCAGTTTCCCATTCCTTTGGAAGCACCTCAACAGTTTTAGAAGTGATGTGTGCATACAAATAGTGTTTAAAACATGGAGCGTATGCACGCAATTTTGATGTGCCATTTAGTAAATCATATGATAGTTTAAACCGTGTAGTTTCATCTAATTTATTGTTGTTCATATAATCCATCAGGCGATCAAAAAATATTGCGCGTTGACGAGGCGGAAGATAGTGTAGATTCAATCCATAGAATCCTTTTTTTGCTGGGCCTACCATGAGTATAAGTGGAAATCTATCATAATACGGCAGCGTCTCTTTGTATTTTGGATCATATAAAAACATAAACATACGACCAATAAGAGGTCTGTTTCTTACTGCCAATGAGTCGTCGTTTAATACTTTTGATGGAGATACATTTGTAAGTGTACGTATTTTACGATAAAACCATTCTCTGGATTCTTTTGTACGAGGCAAGAATCCAGTTTTTTCTGCATCAGACTGAATTTTAGAAAAAAGAGACGGCATATATCTATTTATAATGTAGATTTATGTCAATAATTTTATACCAAGTCCCTTTATGGTATCTTCTGTCCAGATGGCAAAAATCCAACCACGATCTGCACAATACTCGGTTGCGGCTGACCATTTGGATTGATTTTTTACATATGTAAGCACTTCAGTAATGTATGCTTTCGTTTTTCGGGTACGCACCTTTGGTTCTTGAGTTTGCTTCTTTGGCTTTATCTCAATGAGATATGTTTGACCAGTTTTAAATTGTATTTTTAAGTCTACGAAATATCGATGTAATTTATTATCAGTTTTACATCGATAGGGCACAATTGTTTCTTCACTGCTCCATTTCACAACGTTGATATTCTCATCACACCATTTAAATACTTGACGTTCCCAAAGTGATCGGTAACATATTGCAGTATAGTCACCGTCATATTTTCCTGGATGTATTGGCCGATACTTACCACTATAATACTGCCCACGTTTCATATAAATACTTATATGGCACTTAATTTTCCAGAAGACGCAAACACAAAACGTCCATACGTGTTTTTTCAGTGCACCGCACGAAACAGCCAAGTTATAGCACTGCCGATTCCAGGATCGCTACAGTTTAGTGATGGTGCTACATACAACAATACCGAGCTCGGATTTTTAGGGGGTAGTTTAGCTAATATTGCATCAACAGTATCTACTCAGGGCCTTAGTGGTGAATCAGTAAAAAGTGCACTGGCTAATGAATTTTTAAATAAAAAATCTGAATATAGTGGAGCATCGATAGGTACTTTAGTACAAGGAATAACTACAATGACTGGAGCAAATGAAGGTCTTCAAAGCGCAATAAGTATAGGCACTGGAACAACGGTAAATAAAAATATAACAACTGAATTTACATCTACAAATACGCGTGTATTTTCATTTCAGTTTCAACTCATACCACGAACATCTAGTGAAAGTACTAAAATAAAAAATATAGTAAAGGCCTTTAGAGAAGGACTATATCCAGAATCAATTGGTTTTCAATTAAAATATCCGCCAAAATGGAAAATAAGATTTCCACAAAACAGCCATTTACCAAAGATTGGAGAGACATATCTAACTGAAGTAAATACAACATACAACGGATCTACAAATATGTGGAGAGATGACGGTTCACCGCTTGAAACAACTATACAAGTGTCCTTTATGGAAACAAAGGCGTATACATACGACACAATACCTAAATAATATATGCCAAACTTTTTTGCAAAATATCCAAAAGTAAATTATGACCTGGTTTCTGATGGGTCTATATTTGAATTAACTGATATCTCTCGTTCTGTAGTATTAAACGCAAATAAAATACAGGACGATAATGCACTCTACACATACTATGAAATAGAAGACGGAGAAAGACCC